CTAATAATAAAGTAAAACCTAATCTAAGATATAATAATTCTATAAGTTCAAATTGAAATCTATTATAAGCAACAATGTTTATAGTTGCATTACGTATTGCACCATTATTTTTAGATACTACATTTACATCTTTAATTCCAGGAGCAGGTTGGATTCCTTGTGCCGTTCCACCTAACCCATAAAGCCTATCATTCCATATTGAAGCATCCGTAGCAACACCAGATCTAAAGTTGTAAGTTTTATCATCATTTAAAGAAGATAACCCATTAAATAATACTGATTTTTTGGCTAGGTTTAATCCTTTAAGATTTTCACTAGATCCTATATTAAATGGTAATCTACTATCATCTACAATTGAAACAGATGAAGCTAGTTTAACCCAAGTATTTCTATTATTAATATAGTGTAATTCTGTAGCGGTTTTTCTTTCAGTACCATCAATGCCCTTACCTAATATCTTTTGACGATTAGTTGCTTCTTCTTGTACAAAATCTAAAACAGATTCACCTAGTATATTTCCAGTCATATTATAAACTATTTAAATCCAAATATTGTTGAATAGCTCCAGCAATATTTTGAGGAATTCTAATTTGGGCTCCTACAGGAGGGTAATAACTATTTTGAGGTAATTGAGGATTTGCAACAGATATAATCCACCATAAGGTTGGATCTTTGTAATACTGTTGGGCTAAAATATCAAAACGATCCCCAATAGTAGTAGTTACATAAAAATCACTAAAATGTAAAGGTAAATCTGGATATTTAACTCCTTGACTTACGTTATAATCGGGTAATGTGAATAATTCTGTATATCTACTCATTTTTTATTTTTCTCTAAATGGAATGTAAGTGGTATTGAAATTTACATCATCACCATTTTCGTCTCCATAATTACTTTGCACACTTTTTGACCCTTTTATAGTTACTGAATCTGATAAATGAATGTATTGTTCTGGGCCATATGATTTTATAAAGTCTGCTTCTGCTCCTTGATATTCTGCTTTACTATATTTATTATCTTGTAATTGTGGTACAAAATTATGAATAGGTGTAAATTTAAATCCAGATACTTTAATAATCATAGGCATTTCTTTTACACTTTTATCTGTTTTGATCCCACTTGCGGTTACACCCTTACCATTGGCATCAGGTATAGCTATTTCCCATGGGGCTTCTTTTGGTACAGTATACGAAATACCTTCTATAAATCCAACCTGTTCATATAACCACCCTCCAACGGTTAAGGTAATTAAATTTCCTCTCATATACCCATAGTCTGAATAATCAGGAGCACAAGTAGATGCTAGATAATTAAGTTTTTGGTACATTGGGATTAATTCATCTTTAGATTGAGCTGCTACTGTCCAAGATAAAGTAATACTTCGATCAAAACCTTGATAATTATGTACTTTATCTGCTCTTCCTAAATAATTAGCAGAGTTCCATTTTGCATTATAAGTATCTTTATAATCATCTATAAAAGCCCTAAAATGAATGTATGTTTTTTTAGTGGGGTTGTCATTATCTATTACACCTATTCTAAATTTAACTAAATCATTTTTAATTTTATTAGTAATGACAGAATCTGATTTATAAAGAGGTAATGCTGTAAGTTTATCTAAAGGTCCAAATTTACTTCCATCTGGTTTTTGTTTACCAAATTGATATGAAGATTTATCTCCTTTTATCCCAGGATCTCCTAAGTTAACTCTTTTAGCTATATTAAATTTAGTGTAATCTAAGGATGCAGGTAGGTTAGAAAAATTTTCATTAGGAACGTTGGATAATAACTTTGATCTAAAATCAACTTTTATTTTATCTCCCCCGTTATTTTTTGAACTCTCTTTTTCTCCTAACTCTGCATTACTTAATGTAATATAATTTTGTGATTTAACACTATCATTGGTAATAGATAAATTATTGTTAGTATATGAAGTTCTACCAATTTTAGTTTTTCCTATTCCTAATTTTGAACCAGGCCCACCAGAATATCTTAATATTTCATTATTATCATCAGATATATTATTCTTATTACCTGTTTGTGTTATACCATATAATTTACTTTTAGTTAACTGGACTAATCGATTTTCATCTTGGGATTGGTCTTCTTTAACTGTACTACTGTATACATTAAGCCCTAAAGGATCTTTAAAAGGTAATAAACCTCCTCCGCTTTTACCTAACCCAACAGTTGGGTCTAAACCTTGTTTATTTAAGTGTAAACCTATAGCATTACCCGCTGATTGTAATAACGTAGAAGTAGGTAGATAAGCGCCTTCGTTTATAATCCCACTAGCCTGTGTTGCTACTCCTGTTCTGGATAATACATTTTGTTTTGCAATAAAAAGTAAACCATTTGGTGACTTAGTATCAATAAACATTTTAGTTAAACGTGAGGCATCTTTAACAATCCTTCCAGGAGTTAAAAGTCCCCCTCTTAACAAAAAGTCAGGACCCCCTGTTTTATCTGTATCATTAAGGTTTTTAGGGAATGAAGACTGAATATAAGGTTGACCACTTGATCCTCCTCCTATTCTATCTTTTCCATACCTTAAAGATTTAAGATCTGTTGTTAAATTTACTAACCCCATATTTTACTATTCAGGTAAATAGTCAGAATATTTAGCTGGAGTTATACCATCTAAATCTAAGTTTGATGGTGCTATACTGCTGCCATATATATTAGAATTTGAAAGGTCTGGAATTGGTGGGGTTACTCCATTATTTTTTGATAATGGTGAACCTCCTTTATTTGTTAATTTACTTAAAAGTCCCATAATTTAATTGTTTTTTATTATAAATATTTAATTTTTAACTTTATGCTGATATTTCATAATTATTTAATGAAATAGCTGTTCCTAATTCTTCGGAATCCATAGTTATTTGTGCATTAGAATTTAAAATTTGGTTTAATATAGCATTTGTTTGTGCTAAACTATTCTCCATAATAGATAAATCCAGGGATACTCCATTAGATGAAGTGTTTTCTTTAAATAAATCTGTACCTGCAATTATATCATCATCATTATTTAATTTTATTGCTCCTTCAGGTCCTAATATAGTTCTACTTCCATATCCACCTCCACCAGTTGCAGGACTAAATATATCATCCGCACTTTCAGAAGAACTTACTAAATTACTAATTGCTAAGTAAGCGGCAGCTGCTGCCGCGATACCAAGACCAACACCCACTAAAGGAACTGGAGTTTTAGCAGCATTTGCACCCGCTTGAGCTGAGTAGTCAACTGCACCCATTAAAGCTGCGGCTTTTTCAGAAATTGCTTTTCTTTTAGATAAAAATAACCCAATTTTTGCTGCCATGTTGTATGCTTTTACTCCTACAACCCCGGCAATAATTAATTTTTTATTTTCAGCAGCAAATTTTACTATCTTTGCCATTGTTTTCATGGCTGGTTGAAGGCTTTTTCCTAATTCTAAAAACACTTGATTCATGTCTTCAGCAGCCTGCTTCATTTCTGTTTGTTTATCAGCTTGTGCCTGAAGGTCTTCAAAACTAGTATCAGCCATTATTTTTTGGGCTTCTTTTAATCCATTTTCTTCAATTAATTTATCTAATAGTTCTTGCCTTTTTTCTGCTTCATCTCCTGTTGTATTTTTCAACATTTCTTGGGTAAATAAAGTTTGTGCTAATTCTTCTCTATTCATTCCAACGGCTTCAGCTAGTGCCTGTTGTTCTAATCTATTCATTTTAGCAAAATCAGCAGAAGTTCCTGCTTGTTTGGCTATTTCTTCAGCTACAGTTGCAAAATCATTATTTAATGCAGCAGTTCTTGCTTTTTCTAAGTTAAGTTCTTTACCTAACATTAGTTCAGCTTGCATTTCTTTTTCTATAGAAGACTCAAAATTAAGTAAGCTTTCTGCAATTTTATCTACTTGAGACATTTCCATCCCTAAAGATTGAACTATACCTACGGTCTTACCCATAGTAGCAGCATTAGCACCCATAGATAAAGTCATAGCAGAATTTATCTTGCTCATTTCAGCCATTAACTTTTTCTCGTTAAGGGCTACTTTATTTTTTAAAGATCCTAATCTTGCCTGAGACATGAATTCTCCGGTATTTTTCTTAAGGTCTTTACCATTTACGGCTGTTAATTTAGTAATACCTGCTAACTCATCAGCCGTCATTCCTGCTAAAACTTGCATTTCAGCATATGAGGTTAACATCTCATCAGATAACACAACATTAGTACCTAATGTTTTATTGATATCTACATTAGCATGTTTAATATCCTTATAAGAAGTTAAAGTTGTACCTTGGATCTTACTAATCCTCATAAGTTCGGCACTTGTCTTTTTAGCCTCATTATAGGTTTGGTTCATCCCCTTGGCTATCTCACCTGTGGATTTATCCATGGCTAACATAGATTGTACAATCTTAGTTATAATGGCTATAGTACCAAAAGCTTTCATCATTTCACCAACACCAGCAGTTAATCCTTTAATTCCTGCTTGTGCTTTTTGGAACATGTTTAATTTAGAAACTTTTCCTGTTTTTTCATCTATAACAACCATTTCGGCAGCTGCCTTTTTAGATGCTTCTGCTGCTTTATCAAACCCCTTAGTTAACCCCTTTACACCAGGGATTGCACCAGCAATTTCGGATAAGGAACCAAATAATTTTACTGATCCTAGTTTTGAAAGTTGTTTTGAAACTACTACTTGAGAATCAAGTGTTTCTTTTACTTGTTTTTGGTTAGCTACTTGGTCTGTTACTGCTCTTGCTAATTTTAAAGTATTTGAATAAGCTTCTTTTGCTGCCTTTTTTTCATCTTCACTAGCAGTTGCTGCTATTGAAGCAAAGTCTTTTTTCTGTTGTTTGGCTTTTAATATTAAATCAGATTTATTAGTTTCTAAACTTAAAATATTTTTAGCTAAATCCTGTTCTTGTTTTAGGATTTTAGTAGTATCTAATAGGGCATCTTTTGTTCTACCTGCAATACTTGCTTGAAATTCAGCTGCTTTATTTATTCCATCTAAAGCGGATCTAACTGATTTTTTAAGATCTTTTTCTTGGGTTTGAAGTTTTAACCCCTCACGGATAGAATTATTAATGTCCCGTGTAATTCTAAGATTTTCCTCCTGTTCATAGGATAAACCTTTAGTAGCAGCAATTTGCTCTTCAGTTGCTTTCGTGGCTTTTTTTATTTCTTCAGAATTAGACATTAAAGGAGTGTTTTATTATAAATATTAAAAAGAGCAACTATTTGTAGCTGCTCTTTCCTTTATAAGGTTTAGATGCCTTTAAGAATTCTGGGGTGTTTACTTGGCCCTTTGAATCTATTAAAGTTGATTGACCTTGTTCGTTAGAAGGTTTTGATTCTTCTTTATAATATTTTTCCATTCTTGAATAAGTAAATTTTCTTAACCAAATGGGCATATTATAAACAGTAGGAAAATCATAACCTCCCTTACCTAAAAATAATATTTCGTGGATTTGGGTAAATAACCCCATCCTAATTTCTTGTGCTATATCAGAAGTCAGGCCAAAAAAACGTAAGACCCAGAGGGATCTCTACCTCCTCTCCATCGTCTAGTATATAAGACATATCCACATCGGGTTGTTGTTGCTTAATATTCTCACGTAAAGCTCTTGAATCCATAGCTAATAAATAATTATCTACAAATTCTCTAATGGTTTTTTTATCACTTTCTCCATCTACTGATGTAATGGTATGCTTTAATCTAGTCGTTAAAGTTGGTGTATAATCTTTGTTTATTTTTGTTAATCCCTTTAGTTCTGCTTCTATTTTAGCTTCTTCATGACCATCTAACATTTTATATGTTATTAAGTTTGAACTATTAGGTAAGGTAAAAGAAAATTCATTTTTGCCATCTACTAAATTAGAACCATCAAATGGTTTATTTTCTAGTTGGGTTAAATCTATACTTTGTTCTTCACCCTTAATATTTACTTTATAAGTAGCACCATACCCTAAAATTCGAGCTGCAATAAGAACTGCATTTTTGTCTCCTATTAGTAGGTCTTTAAGTTTTACTTTAGTAACAATAACGGATTCGAGTAATTTATCTAATACTATACCTTTTTGTATATAAGATTGGTTTGATAAAATATCTTCTTCTTTAGCAGTCATATATTTTATTTCTATTTTACCACTTCTTAGTGGATGTCCTTCAGGGTATAATAATCCTTTAGTGGGTAATTCAACTTCTTCAGTTGGGAATTTAAATTCGGCCATAATCTTTATTTATTAATAACTTTTGTTCGTTGATAAATATTAATATAAAAAAAAGCTTGCCAAAAGGCAAGCAATTTTAAACTTTATATTAAATAATAATAATTTTTCTTTGTTTTAGAAATTTAAAACACAATAATCTGGTTGAACTGTCATGGTAATATTTTGTGCTGTATCAGCTGTATCCCAATTATATTCACCAAAGTTTGCATCTACTATTAATGCTCCTTTAATAATCCATTCTGATACTACATCCCCTACAGGACCTAATACATTGAATGTTAAATCTTTCTTATAGAAATCACTATAACCATCTCTACCAGTTACTGATTCATGATGTAATCTAACCCATTCCATTACTGATTGTGCACCAGATGGAGTAATTGGATCAAATAATGTAAACTGAATAGTACCCCAAGTAGTTTTACCCTTCACAAAACGTTGAACGTTAATATGATTTAAAGGTACTGTTCCATTGGTTACAGTTACAGCCCCAACAGCTTTTACAGTGTATGATGGAATTCCATCCATATACATTATAAACCTATTTGCTTGTTTTGGTTCAAATGCTGTGAAAAATATTTCGTTTGGATCTAATACTGCCATTTTTTTATTTTATTTTATTATAAATATTTATCTTTTTATTTTTTATACCGGAAATGTAGCTCCTGTTGGTAATACATTGAAATCTAAAACAATAAATTCAGCTGTTTTCGATGGTTGTAAATAGATTTGACCTATTAATTGGTTTCTATCGATTACATCTGGTGTATTATTTGTATCATCCATTACTACTTTAAAAGCATACAAACCTTGTCTTTGTTGTACTGATTCTAAATATGGGTTAACTTGTGTTAAGAAGTTATTTCTAGTTGCTATGGTGTTTTGATCAAATACCAATGTATTTGAAACTTGTGAAATATAGCTTTTAAGAGCAATTAGTAATCTTCTTACATTTACACGATCTAAAGCACTTGCTTTTTTCTGTAATGTTTTCTGACCAAATACTACAACTCCACTTTGTGGGAATGTAGCTATTGGATTTACATTTGCTTCATATAAAGTATCTCTGTTTCCAGAAGTTAATTTTCTTTCAGCTTTTATTACTTGACCTAATCCACCTCTAGTTAAACCTGCTGGTGCGAACCATGGGTCTGAAGATGCGTCAGTATAAGCAAAAACTCCAGGAATCAATGCAGATGGTGGAGCCCAAACTGTTTTACCAGTATCTGCGTCAAGTAACTGTAACCATGGCCAGTAAGTGGCAGCATATGAACTATCAAATCCACTTGCTTGGTTAGTAACACCACCTATAAGTGAGTTATATGCTCTTAAATCTACTACTGCTAAACAATCTTGTCGTTTTTCAGCAGTTGTAATTAATAAATTAACTGCTGATGGGTGTAATTGATGAATTAATCCTGGTGCTGATAATATATTAAACTGGTAGTTATCCTTATTGCTTAATAAATTAATTGCTGCCGTATAATCATCAGCTGTTATACCTTGAGTATTGTTAGCTGTAATGTTTTCGTTAAATTTAGCTGGGACTCCCCCTCCAAATAAATCTCCTTCACCACCACTAAATGTTCCTTCTCCTACATTTGGTAAACTTGCTGTATATTGAATTTTTGCTGTACCTGTATTATCAAAATAATTTGGTGTAGGTGCATTTACAGCCGACACATAAACATATCTACTTTTATTAGTATAGTTACCATTTTCATTTAGATAATAATCTCCATTATCATCAACAATTTGACCATAATAGCTATTACCAATTACATTTTCTATATAATTAGCAGATAATGGATCTAA